GGGGATCCTCTCGGGACCCACCCCCAGACCCTCCCGAGGGGGTCTGGGGACCCTCTCGGGACCCACCCCCAGACCCTCCCGAGGGGGTCTGGGGACCCTCTCCGCAAAGTCTTTGGTAAGCCGCGCGTACGCTCTCGTGGGCGCTGATCAACTTGCCGTTGCTTTGGACGGCGTTCTGCGCGCAGAGATACACCGCCACGCGCACTAGGGCCATGTGGCTGAAAGAAGAGGGCAGGGCCAGGGCGATTTTGATCGTTCCCAGCGCCTGACAGGGTCCCTCGAAGGGATTCCACTTCAGGTAGTTGATGATCAATACATGCTTGCTGCGCTGGCAGTACAGCAGAAAATCCCTGGCCGCCAGCTCATCGCAGCCTTTTTGGATCGTTGCCAGGTCATAGCCCAGATCTTCGGCCATATAGGACAGCGGCAGGCGGTAGCAGCCCAGCGAATTTCCATGCTCGCAGCTCAGCAGGTAGGCCCCCATCAGGGTTGTATCATGATCAAGCCCGTGTTCCTGGGCCCAGGTCCAGTACCGCGTGTAGATCTTACCGAATTCTCGCACAGCGCCCCCCTTAGAACAGGCTCAGTTGTTCTTTGTCTTTGACCGTCTCAGCAGGTTGCTTTTCCTTTTGTTTCGCCTTTCCGCCGCGCAACAGGCCCGCATAGCCTTGCTGCTTCATTGACTGCCTGAACGCGTTGTAGCCGCCAAACCCGCCGTCTTCCAGGATGCGGCAGAAGGCATCCAGCACCGGCACGCCGTCCGGTGTCACCATGTTCACAATCCCCGGCACGTTCTCCATGACGATCGACTTGGGCTTCATCTCGCACACCAGGCGCGCGAACTCGAACACCAGGCTGTTGCGCGGGTCCATCACGTCGCGCTTCCCGCCCGCGCTGAATCCCTGGCATGGCGGCCCGCCGGCCACCAGGTCTAGTTCGCCGATCTCCATGCCGAGCGCTGCCAGGATCTCCACGCCCGTGATCCTGCGGATATCGCCCAGCCAGAAATGCCCGACGCCCGGAGTCCCTGCCGGCGCATGGGAGATCCAGCCGGATCCTGACACCGGAACGCTTTTAACGATTTTTCCGTTACCGCCTGACTCCAAATTGCGAATTTCCGACCAGGTTTTAGCTCCTCCCTGAATCGCCTTTGTCATGGCCTCAAAGTCAGCATCTGCGACGAAGTGAAATTTGCATGGATAGGCCCCCAGATTGGTCATGTAGCACATTGCCGCCTTCGCTTCGGCATCCACCCCGGCCACGACCTCATAGCCGGCCATGATCAAGCCCAGGCTCATGCCCCCTGCGCCACAAAATAGATCGACGGCCTTTGGCCGTCTGCTTTTCTGGTAGTGCCGCCTCGCCGTGTCCTTTGGCAAAACAAGCCCGCTAGGGGTTTCAATGTAGTCCATCACATCAGCCTCCAAATAGCATCATTTGCCCTGCATGTTGCCCCGGTTTGATCCATAAGCATTCTGTTCTTTTGACACTTCCAAACCGCGATGATCCACTGGTGCTGCAGCGTACCATTTTCCAATCCGATAATTGCCGGCCATACATGTCGCTGTAATACCCGCTGACAATCACGGCTCCGGACAGAGACTTAATGCAATCCAGTAATTCTTGGTGCCCATCTGCGGACATTTCGAAGCGATAATAACGACCACCATCAAATGTCCGTGTCTCTGGAAGATACGGCGGGTCAACGTAGTGCAGGGTGTCCCGGGTATCGTGCTGCCTCATAACCTCGATGGCCGGGCGGTTCTCGATGATCACACTTTTTAGCCGGGCGCTGAACTTTGAAATGACTGCCGGCATCCGATTCCATGAAGCCGACACCGGAGTATACCTAGCGTCCGGCTTCGTATATGTCCGGAAGCCCGTGCGGCCACGAGTGGCGCCTGCGCTGCCAAAGCTCCCCCAGGCGCGGAATAGTGTACGCCTGGCCTGCTCGACCGGGTCTGTAGATTTCTCATTGGCCAACTCCATTTCATCGCGCGAATATGGCGTTAAGAAGCATAAATCGGCCAACCTTGCAGCTTGTGCGGGTTCCCTGAGCACCCTAAACACATTGACAATTTCACCATCTAAATCGTTATAAACCTCGGCACGGCTTGGCCGCTTGCACATCAACACTGATGCAGCTCCACCGAACGGCTCTACATATACATCGTGCGCTTGGAAATGCTGGATTATCCAGGGGGCAATTTTAAATTTGCCGCCATGATAGCGCATTATTGGCTGGCCTGCTGCCATTCCCCGCCTATCTTGCAAAACACAGGCCGGCGCGCATCGATCATTCTGCAGACCTGTTCAATGCTTTCACAAACCCCCGTTGCCATATTGTACATCAGCTCCGGCTCTCCATCGCTCAACAGTATGAAAAGCGGTTTGTTCGCCCCGACGAAGTAACCGGCCTCTATATGCGCACTGCGACCGCAAGGCATTACCAGGACACACGCATCGGCCTGAAGCATTGCGTTAAAATCGAGCGCATAACCGGCAATCGCTATGGGATGGTTCAGGGCTGAGATGAATTGCCCTGCTTTCCATTTCTGCCAATCGGTGTCTATTTCGGACCATTGAAAACCGTGATCACCTGGCCTCGGGTTTTTGAAATCATATACTTCATGGCCGGCCTCACGGAGCGTATAAACCACATCCTGCGGCTGCTGGCCTATCCAGCGGCCCGGCAGTCTGAATTGCTGTCCGCTGTTATTTCTCACGGGCATCATAGACCGTTCGCTAACTTTAACTATATTGCTACCAGCTTCCGGCCTCCAAACTCAGGGTCAGCGGTTATCTTCACGCCAGGGACAAAAGTCACCGCCTCAGCAACGGCATTGGTGCCGTCGTGGTTTCGCTGGTGGGTTTTTACCTGCACAACGCATCCGCCTGGCACCTCCATCGCTTTGGTGCTCTTCATCCATCCTTCAGCCTGGCTGTACGCCTTGCAGAGTAGCCGAAACATGTCACCATTGCCGAAACACCCAATGTCTTTCACGTTTTTCCGTACTCCGTTCATATCCGTGTTACCGAGTGTCTTTTCCATCTTTTTTGTTCCCCCTGTATTCGATACATTTGCCGGCTAGCCCTTCAGGCGATCACGACCAGATCCGGCAACTGCTGCTTGAGGCAGACGGCCTATCCGCCGGCCCCGGCAAGTTTGAACATCACGCAATCACCACCAGGTGCGGCAACTGCTGCTTGAGGTACTCCTTGATGTCGGAAATCGCCTTGCCCACCCAGCGGGCATCACCGGCCTGCTTGAGCATCACCTTCGGCACTTCACCCTTGGCGCTGCCGCTTTGCATCCTCAGAATAAATGTGCTGGACGGCTGCTCGATCTCGGCAAAGGTCCTGAAGGGTCGCAGTTCTATGGCGTTCTGCAGCGGCACGTTCTCCACCCTGGCCAGGCCCACCCGCACGGTCACCTGCTGCGTCACGCCATCGTCGTTGAAGTTCGCCACGTTCTCATCCCGGATATTGCCCACCAGACGCAGCAGCGCCGCCGTTGTGGCATCCTGCACATATTGGGCCTGCAACCGGATGATGGCCTCTTCCGGCCCGGCGGGTCCAAATTCTCCCGTACAGCCGCGGCCAAAATGCGCCCGTACATACTCCTTGCGGATGCAATAGGGCCGCTCCAGAAAGCCGCACAGGATGACCGTGCAGTGATCCTTGATCCAGGCCGTGATCCCGCCTGACGTGCTCAGTCCGTCGATATCGGACTTGATGTAGTCCACCAGGCCGGTCAGTGTTTCGCCGGTAAAGGGCTCCGGCTTGGGTTGCTCCAATAATTGGAGCTTTTTGTTGCAGTAGCGCGCGCCAGTTTCGCTTTCGTGGATCCACGGCGTGAGCTTTTCATCCAGCCATTTGAGCGCGTCGACGATCATTTGCTCTGTCTCCTTTCATCGATGGGCGTCACCTTGCCATTGGTGGACATCGGCAGCGCGAGCTGCTGCGGCTGGTATTCACTGGCCAGCACCTTGCCGGCGCCGTCCATGCCGATGACCAGGTGGGTTTCAAAGGGTTTGAGTTTTCCAAGCTTGGTCTCCACGAAAATCTCCACCTTCTTGAGCTCCGCGTCGGACGGGTATACCTTCACCCGCAGCACCACTTCGCGGGGCTTTTTCAGGTCCGTGTTGGGATCTTTGATATCGGCCAGGGCCTTTTGCAGTTCCTGGTCGAACATTTCCACCGCGGCCCCGCCTCCCAGCGCGGCCAGGGACAATTCATTTTCCGGCATCGATTCCTCCCTCCATCTTCAGACTGTTTTTAAATGTGTACTTCGCCCCGGCCATTTCCAGCAGTTCCTGGGCTTGCTCCTTGAACCCTCTCCAGTCCACCATTTTCGTGACCTGCGCAAAATGGTTCAACTTCCCGACGCGCCACTCATCCACCAGCGGCGCGATATCGCGGATCAGTCGCAGGCACTGCTCCGGGTTGATCACCGGTTCCATGGATACCCAGGTCCGGATGCCGCGCTTTTTCGCTGACTCCAGCAGGGCGATGCGCTCTTTGACTGGTGCCGCGCCGGGCTCCCAGTGCCGGCGGTTGTCATCGTCGCAGCACCACACCAGGGAAACCCCCAGGCGCGCTTTGGGCGAACTCAAATAGTCGAAGTCGCGCCGCACAATTTGGCCAGCCTTGGTCAGCACCGTGAAGTTGGCCCCGTGCCACGCCAGCATGCGCAGCGCCCGGCGCGTCAGGCCCGCCTGAGCTTCGGCCGGCTGGTAGGGATCGCCGATAAAAGACAGCAGTATTTCGTGCCGGTCATCCAGAAGATCATCGCCGCTCATGCGGCAAAGATCGCGCATGAGCCGCTCGGCGGCGTTGTGCTTCGGGTCCGGGTCCGCAAAATAGGCCTGCGGGCTTTTTCTCATGCTGGCCGGACCGTAGCAGTATCTGCACCCAAAGGTGCAGCCCCGGTACAGATTGCAGGCCAGCGGCGCATATTCAGCCGCCGGCCCCTTGGGTTGGTAGATGATCTGCATGGCTGCCATCAGAAGATGATTGCTCGGATTTCGTTCAACAGAGCGTCCAGCTGACTGCAGCGCCGGCGGATCATATCCGCGCCTTCTTCCAGGAATATTCCCAAGCTGGGTATAGGGTCATTGGGTTTGTCTTCGTCCGTGCCATAACCGTCCGCCCTGATATCGAGCAGCAATCGCCTTGCAGAATCCACCACCTTATCCAAGTCGTAGGTAATAGCCTGGTTGATACTGACGTGCCTCATTTCGCGCACGCTGCCATCCCCCGGACCGGGCGCCTCTGCACCTTCCATCTTGGCGAGTCCCACCACAAATGCGCTCTTGGCTCCACCGGATTTTTCAAACCTCCCCAATGCTCCTCTGCTTGCGATCTTGTTCATAACCCGTCCTTTCTTAAAGGATTCCCTTTTTGCGCGCATACCACAGCGGTATGCTCAGTTTGAAGTTGCCCTCCCGGCCCACGGCTTGGGGCTTTCCCCGAACCTGGCTCTTGGCGATCCAGGTATCCTGCGCACCGTCAAAGACCAGGTAGGCCGCCTTTGTCTCCCATTTGAGCTCGCCGCAAAACTCGAACAGCTCTTCACTCCCCATGGCCTAAAATCTCACTATCATGCTTATGCCGAGTGCTCCCGGCTCACTTGCGGCCAGATCGGCCTCTATTCTACGGCACCATTGCGGCGCCCAGCTTTGCGTCTGCATGAAACGCCAGCCCTGGAAGAGCGCAATAGCGGCCGTGGCCGCGGCAAAGGCGTTGGCCGTGCGGCCGTCAGAGTAGTGCTCCAGCCCGGACAGATCCCCGCAATAACTGCCGTCCTCTCCTCTGGCATTCGAACTGCGCAGCCACCAGTAGTCCAGTGCGTACAGCACCGGGTTGAGCACGTTCCAGGCCATAAAGCCGCGCGTTAAGGCCGTGTTCTTGTCGATCTTGGATTGCAGCACGATCTCTGAGCCCACCAGCTGCGCGGTCATCCCGGCCGCGTAAAGCGCCTGGCCGGCAGAATCACTTTGCGCATCCTCCTCAAAACCCACGATCTGGTTGTACGTGCCGCTGCGCCACGTCAACGTCGTGCCGGTGGCCTCAGCCGCCACGATATGGCCGGCCTCATGCAGTGCGTGTGCGCCGGCAAAACCTGCCGCGAACTGCAGCCCCTCCTGCAGGGTAATCCCATGCGCGCAGCCGCAAAGCACCCACAGCGCCAGGGCGCATATCGTTTTCATCTGCTCGCTCCTCCGTCACAGAAGATTTTACGGTCCAGCCACTCGGGCAAAAACACCCGCCCGGGCAACACCTCCAGCAGGTCGCGCCGGATCCGCGCACGCTTGCCCCCGGCAAACCACACCATGACCACCCGATCATTGCCGGTGGGCTGGATGTCGTCGGTTTCGCGCATCACGACCCTTTTAGGCGAGGTATTCATCTGGCCTGCGGATCACCAATTTCTGGCCGTTTTTAGGAGATAACAGGTAGCCGGGGAACTGCAGCACCCGGTCCATCAGGCGCTTGAGCAGCCACACGTCCTGCATGCAGTAGTCCACTAGCTGCCCGATGCGCCGCTTCTGGAACCAGATCGGCGCCAGGGCGCCGTTGCCGCTTTTGCCGGCCGCATCCCCCAGGTTGCACCGCGCCATGGCCTCGAGGCCGTAGCCGCCATGGGTGGCCGAGCAAAAATCCGGCCCCAGGCCCGCGGCCCGCCAGATCTCCTGCAACAAATCGTATGAGCGCCCGGGCTCGATCTGGATGCCATTGTGCATGCATAGCCGATCGTCGAAGTGGTTGTTGTTGAAGCCGATCACCGTACCGCGCAGCTCAAGCAAATCCCGGAAGCCCTGCAGGTTGTCTTCAAAAAAAACTCGGTACTGATCCAGCTCGTAGTCATAGGCGCAGATGGTGCTGATGCCCATGTGCTCAAAGTCGCGCAAGCCCGCGCAGTACTGCACGTCCTGGCGGCGGGGTTCCTTGCGGCCGGCGATGGCCAGTTTGATTTCAGCGCCATAAAGGATCACGGCGACCTCCTTCCTACCAAAGCCCGTAGGCCTTGCTCATCCACAGGTATCCGAGGAAAAGCCCGGCGATGAACACCAGCAGATAGCTCGCCAGGCGGTCAAAGGCCTTGCCGTACCTTATGATCTCTCTGTCTTCGATGCGCATGTGCTCTCCTCCTGTGGGAAGATCAGTTCGTCGAAGTAATGCTCCTCGTCGCACACCGGGCACTCCACGCACCAGCGCCCGTCGTCCGGGTCCACGAAAAACACGAAGCCCGGCGCCAGCGCGCCGTCATCCGGATTGGCCGGGCAGCGCA